AGGTATGTCTGTGTCGTCTGAACTTAGGACGTTGTCCCTTGAGAAGGGTCAGAAGTTTGTCAGTGGTGATTACCAGGCAGCTACGGACGAGATCTACCTACGGTATACTAAGTTTGCAGCAGAAGAGATGTTGAAACGAACAGATATTAAGTTACCCGGGTGGCTTCTCCCTTTCGAGGGTGCCATTCGGAAGCTTGCTATCCGAAGTCTCACGGAGATAGGAGTGGATCTAGGAGGATCATCGCCGATCCCGGTGAAACGGGGTCAGATGATGGGACATATCTTGTCCTTCCCCTTACTTTGTCTACTAAACCGTTCGGCTACCTGTCTCGCTATTCCAAGGGATAGATGGATGCGGATCAACGGGGATGATGTTCTTTTCCCGGCGAGTCCTTCCGAGTATAAGAGGTGGAAAACTTCTACTTCTCATATTGGGTTAAAGTACTCGATAGGTAAGAATTACTATTCCCGCGACGTCGCACTCATCAATTCGGAATTCTACGAGTGGGATAAGGATGCTGGGTGTCTCGTTCGGATTAAGGTTCCCAATGTGGGCCTTCTTGGTTACCAGGTGGAAATGTTATGCCAGGAGACTGGCGTACAAATTCTTCCCTGGGACCAATACGGTTCATACTGGAATGCCTTCGTGGAAACTCTCTCTCCAAATCTTTGGAGGAAGGGTTATGCACTTTTCCGGAAGAGGTACCCGGCATTCTCTGCTTGCCCGGCTCCATTAATGGGGCCGCGTGAGCTTGGGTGTCTGGGTGGGTCTGTACCAAGTGACTGGAGGTTTAAGAGGTCGGAACTGGTTTGGATGGAGGCACATAGGCGGGGTGAATATAACTTCCGCGATGGTATTTCTACGGATTACGCTCGGATTCAGAAGAGGTTTCACAACCTCATCTTGTCTGATAGTGATCCCAGATTACTGTCTTGGGGGATTCTCCCTTCGGGGGAACATACTGTTCCCGTCAATGTGCTTCCGGACCCTTACAGTCTAGGTGGTGGTTTCGGAGAGAGACTCATGGCCATGAGGCGATGGGTTATCAAACCGTTGGCTATGAAGAAGGCTAGGGTTTTCGGTAGACGGAGATGGCTCCGCTTCCTCCAGGGTACGGCGAAGAGCCGTCCTATTCTGGGGGGAGAGGCGCTTGATTCTGTCCTTCGGAATTCATATTCCGGTTCCCGACCTCACTGGTACCTTGTAAGAGGGTGCCAGAGGGGAGAGGTTCTAGACGGTGACTTCGAAGGATTGGATCCGCTCTTCCGCGAACTCTAACCTGATGGTATCCCTACGGGGAGAGAGAGACTGATGGAGTTCTATCTTACGCGTAACAGTCCCGTCTTCTAATGGAGATGGCATGAAGTAAATGGCTAAAACAAAGAGAACCAGAAATGCAGCTACTAAGAAAGCTACCGTTACCGGAGTACCCACAGTGACTGTCCCTGCCGCTATTAGCGTCAAGAACACTTACCGTGGACCCAGGATCAAACCGACCATCCGGGGAGTAATCGTTGAAAATAGCGAGAGTCTTACGACACTCACTAGCAACGTTATCCCTGATACAGAGGAGGTTTCCTCGATCCAGCTTAGCGCTAGGTCGTCAAATCTCCCCTGGCTCAACCAGATGGGAGCGCTATATAGTAAGTACAAGGTGCTCGAGATGAACATCACGTACGAACCGTATTGTGCTACCACCGTGGGCGGACAAATGGTTATGGCCCTGGTCTACGACGAGAACGATAGTGATCCTAATAATCTGTCGGCTAATCGGATTCTTCAAGTTGGCGGAAACACTCGGAACTCTGTATGGGCTCCTAGTGCTTGCGTCAAGTACGACGCGTCACGGGCAGCATATCCTTGGTTGTATAGCAAGCAGAATCCTGCTGGCAACACCACGGCTAACCTGTCTGTGGCGGCCTGGTTGGTGTACTCCATATTCTCTTCTTCGTCCCTTACGGGACTCGGTCGAATTATGGCACACTACAGGGTCGAGTTGATCGATCCGGTCAGTCCTCAGCTTAACTTGTGATCAGTAAGAGGGGGTTAGCATCCTCAACTGGATAGTCCAGTCCCTACGGGAGGAGTCGAAAGGCTCAACGGCAGTTCCCCTTCTGGGTTCCCTTTTGGGGCCTTCCAGAGAATGCGACTGAGTATGCCTATGTTCATTCGGCATGGGATCACTAATGATCTGTTACCCCTTTCTTTTGATGTAAGGGATGCAGAGTTGGTGGTTCCTACGGGTGCGTCCTACGGGATGTTAAGTGGGGCATGAGAGGAAGCGTAGACTGGAGGGTTCTATAAGAATCTATCTAGTGAGCTGTCTGCGTCCCACCCTACGGGGTGGGTGTCTTCGGACAGGCACATGTGTCTCCCGATGGAGATATGTGTGACCGCGCTCCGCCAAGGAGC